GTGACGGCAGTCATCTTTGTAAAGTCTAAAGGATACTCACTGACAAAAGTTGTTACTTGTGTCGATGAATCATAAGTACCTACTATGTACTGCAATGCGTCAAGCCTTACTGGGTACTTAAACTGAGCGGGTTTCTCGTTTTCATTTAAAGAGACCTTCTCTACAATTAGCGACCCGCCTCTTGTGAGGGCTATGTATATGTGACCATCTAAGTTAGTGAAGTTTTGGATTATAGTTCCTGTACCAAAAGACCACTTACTCCAAGATGATTGTGCTTTCTCTTCGCCATTCCAAAAGGTTTTGTAAACGTATATAGAGGAACGATCTGTCCCACTAAGGGCCATTATTGTTCCCGTCACAGTGTCACTAACTAAATGAGTTATAGGTGCGGGTATGTAACCAGAAGCGTGAATAAGAACATCGTTAGCCGTGTGTCCAACCGAAGTGTCACTGTAGTAATATTCAAACAAAACCGCACTACTTCCGCTCTTACTAGCAAAATAAAGTTCATCCCTAAATCCTAAAGGTCGGCACAAATGCTCAGATGTATACTTAGTCGCAACATCAATTTGAGCCGTTGTTGGAGTGAGGGCTTCATTACTAGTTAACTCAAACTGTGCATTATCCGAAGAACAAAACAGAGCCTTGCGAAACGGAACAATAGCCCGTATTCGGTTAACAGAAGAAGTTGAGGCTGTCCTACCAAATGGGTCAGAATCAATTACCTGACCGACAGTTTTAGGCCAGAAGTTTACATAGTCTCCTGCTGCGGAAAAGTAAACAGTTTCATCAGCCGCAATAGCTAGACGATCACGATGAAAAGTTAAGTCAGATATTTGGTTGCCCACGAAATCTGGAGAAGGAATAATAGCTTCTGCCGCTGCTCCTGTTGCTCCAGTGTTGGGACGCTGTGTCCAACTTGTGTACATTTGAAAAGTGAACGTACCGTCTGCATTTCTAATTAGCTGGTGAGGCATCGTGTCATGCTGAAAAGCCCCAGAACTATATATAGCTACAGTTTTTAATCGATTAGCTATAAAGGTTGTGTCGCCAACAGTTGCAAAAGATAAGTCCTGAGAAGGGTTTGGTGTAGCTAAATAATTTAATGCTGTTGAACCTGCTGTCACTGTATGAACAGTACCTGTAGAACCATAGACCTTTATTGTAGCCTGTGCAGAACTACTAGTTGGGTTTGACACGCCATTGTATCCAATGACTACTAAATACTTTTCATTAGAGTCGCGCTCATAGCTATAAAAAGCATGGTCGCTATATGTTAATAATGTTTCAGCGAAAAATTGAGTACCCGGTCTTTTGCTGAACCCACCTGAGACAACAGAGAACATAACATTCTCAGCATCTTCTACCTGACCGGGCAGTCTTACAGTACTTGGTTGACGACTTACGCCTTGGTACATGGTACGGAGGGTTTGTTCGACCAGTTTACCCATGATTATCTCCCGTAAAGTGAATGGTTTCGGCCTACTACATAACGACAATAAGGACTGTCAGTCAGAGCATTAGAATCATCAGCCTCTGCTTCTGCGTCCATTAATGCTGCATAGGCTTCTTCCTCTGCGCGAACAGCAAATTGATCAGCAGCTATAGAGCCTAGTTCCGATTCTTGGAATCTTCTGGCTGCTTTAGCTGTTATGTAAAGCTGAAGTTCAAGCGTTAAATCGCTTATGTCACGTTCCCAAACTATGTCTACAGTAAGGGCTTTATCAAAGGTAAATTTGTGCTTGTCTACATCGTATAGATGAAATTGATTTAGGTATTTTCTAACAGACACGTTTATTTGCTTGTCAGTGTCTACCGTGTCAATACGGAGAACAGCGGCTGACAAGGGAATTGTTTTATCGGCTGTTAAACTTAAAAGGTAACTACGCTCTAGATTACACAGCCAGCCTTTGGCTTGTATTTCGCGTGATACCCTGTCTAGAATTCGTTCTGCTGACTCTGCATCGGGCAGACCAGAAGATAATGATGATACTGGATCTTCGCCAATTGACTCAAGGATCTGATTGACGGCATCGAGTTTGGTTAACATAAGAACCTCGTAGATGAAAAAAAGCCCCACCATAAGGTGAGGCTTGTAGTTCTAATTAAAGAACGTGTAGATTATGAAGCTGCTGAAGTTAATTCAATAGCACACTCAGGACGTAAAGTACCGTGACCTGTCAACATCTTGGCAACCAAGAAGTCTTCAAGGCGGCGAGTGTCACGCTCTGATTCAAAGCCAATATCCATTAGCTTAACGGTTGCCACGGCATCCGCAGTCCAGATACAACCAGTAGTAGTTCCGTAGTTTGCGCGGTACTTTGAGTACACGCCAGCAGCAGACGTTTCGTCTGTGTTAGGCATGTTCAAAGACTTAACTACTTGAACACCATCGATGTTAAGAGTTTGAGCGCGACCTTCAATACCACCAGCACCTGAGTGACGAAGGTCTTGGTCTAATACTAAGAACTGACCGTTAGCGTCTTTAGCGAACTTGATCTTGTTGAAAGTCTCAGCAGTAACAGACATATAACGCGCCTGTTCTTCTGGTACTGACAAGTTGAAGAACTTTAAGTTAGCTAGACGGATCGCATCGATCCACTCAGCACCTGTAGTGCTAGAGCCAAGACCAAAGATCTTGTCGCCACCGGGGAATGGGCCATCAGCGGCAGTACGAGCAGCCATTATGATCTGACGGAATACGTTCTTGTCGAATACACGCGCTAATGCACGGCCCATCTGGGCAGAGTACTCAGAGCGTACATCGAAGTGTGACAACATAGTGTCAATGTCCGATACAGCAGTGTGAGATACTAAGATGTCATCGATAGTAATTGAGATTTCACCTGTCTCAATGTCGTTGCCCATCATCTCTGTTCCGGGTACATGGTACTCGGCAGACGCTTTCCAAGTCTTTGGGAAACGGAATGAACGCTGACCACCACCAACAGTTTTCACGTTGTGCTTGTCAAGAGTTACTGTTGCAAGATCGAATGCGGTTAATACTTCACCACCGAATACGTCTAAAAATAAGCCACGATTGTCAACTGGCCCTGTTGTTTGTCCCTTACCAAATCTGGAGGGGTTTGATGTAATGCTAGAAATAGCCATGATAATGCCCTGTAAAAATTTTATGTAGAAAATGTCAGTCCCTTTTGGGACGGTGTAGATATGTTTCGAGGGAATTGCCAGCACAAAGATTATCTGCCTTAACAGGTCAATGGTTTGGATGTCTCAAGGGCGCACTAAATAACCCACATAAACTAGCCTAGTCATGTCAGGGTTTGGGATGTGCGACCTTATCGGAGGTATCGCTGGCTTGGCGTTACCCTAGAATGGTTGCCCCCCGAAGGGGACGGTATGATCCTAGGATTGGTCTAGGTCATATGTGGAGACTGACATCTTATCGATGACAGATTGACGGAATGTAGGATTAGACTTGTACTCTGGGTTCGACATGTCTTTCTTCATTTCCGCTCGACTACGGTAACCCGAAGCGGTGTTACCTAACTCGTTGCCTAACATTAAGTTAGGCTCTGCGTTTTGTCCCATGCGGGATTTAATTGCATCAGCAGCCATTTTCCAATTCTCTCCATTCAACGTATCGTTGTACGCTGCTTTATCTTCAACACTAAGGTTGTTTTCAGCCCATGCATTTATCTTTCCCCACTCTTCCTCACCGCCCACATATTCAAGGGCAGCCTTGGACTCAGCGTCCATTCGGAACTTTAGGTTATCAACATAAGAGTCGATTAGACTTGCATCAACACCTGTGGCTATGAGAGCATTTTTAGCCTCGTCACTCAGGTTACCTTCTTGTTGGATTTGCTGAATTAATGAGTCAACGTCAAGGCCAGCGTTGCTGACTATACTGAGGGCTGCGTCATCGGTCTCCGCTTCTGGTGCGGCCTCTGTGCTTTCCTCTCCTTCCGTTGCCGTATCGGGTGTATCCCCTTTCATACGGTACTCCAACTCAGCAGCATGTGCTTGCCAGTTGTACTCACCAGTTTCAGCATTATAGAATTTGTCCTGTCCATTCTCTGGTTTGAGAGGGATGGGGGCTGAGTCTATATTCTCACTTGATGGGGTTCCATGACCCGCATTGAATTCGGCAGCTTTTTGCTGGTTATATTCATCGGAGCCATTCTCTGGTTGTGTAGCTTGTTCTGTCATTTAGTATCCTGTAGGGGACATTACATCCCTTGTTCTACTGCTTGTTGTGCCATAGCTGCACCACCAGCTTCCGCTGCTGATCCTAAGCCTGACTCTACTTGTCGTTGCTGACGCTTCTGTGCCACTTCATCTTCGGTGTTAACCGCATCCTCAAGGGATAGCCCGTTAAACGCCTTACCTAGCAGCTTCTCCCATCGAACATAGTCGAGTATTTCTGGAGGTAAGCCCTGTAGGAATTGAAGTGCTGAACCTACGCGTTGAACATCTTGCTCACGGCCTAAACTTTCTAGACCAGTTAGAACAGTCGGCTCAACAACGCCTTCGGGCCAAGGTGGTAACTTACCCTGCGCTTGCATCTGAGTGATTAGGCGGTTAAGACGGGCAGATTGCATGTCACGAGACAGCATTGAGAACGCCCCACCTAGGGAACCCTCTAACTCTTCTGCCATCATCTTCAGTTCATACGCTGTAACACGCTCACCTTCACGCTGGACGCTTGAGTTCATCAAGAATGCCGCAGCTATCTCACGCTTCTTTTC